CTGCCGGTGTGGCCCCGAGCCCCCAGAAACCCGGCAATGCCCTGTCCCCTACCGAAACCCCGCCCGAGGTCTACCGGCTGTGTTCCGTCTGCCAGACGTTTCAGAGCCGGACTGTCCGCTCACTGCCGACAAGGTGTGAGAAGTGCGCTGAAACGGAGGCACCATGAATAACGTCAAATTGACTCGCCGAGGCAAGATTGTTGCCCTGATTGCTGTCCTGCTCGTGGCGTTCGGAGTCGGTATCGCGACTTCGAATGTCTGCTATTGGGGCTCATGCTCCAGCCTGCGAACCTCTGTAAGCCCCGCTGAAGCCTCAGCCCCGGCCCCGATGTCATCGGCCACGGTCCCCGTGTTTGATGCCTCTGGGGCCGTTTCTCGTGTCAGGGCGGTATCTCGTAGCGTTCAGCGAACCAAGCCATGCAGCAATGCTCTGGCCCAGACCCTGTATCGCGCCGGATTCAGAGGCGAGAACTTGCACGAGGCTTGGGCGATTGCGATGCGCGAATCGCACGGAGACCCGACAGCCGTATCCGTCGAGGACTACGGCCTGTTCCAATTCAACTATCCGACGTGGGGCAACATCCTCGACTACAACCGGATTCTTGATGGCGACTACAACGCTCGACAGGCGTTCCGCATCTCCAAGGGTGGCAGCACATGGGCGCATTGGGGCCTGACGGGCTCTGGAGTAACCGACCCCAGCCTCTACGGCATGTGGTCATCCGATCAGGTGTGGGCTTGGATCACCGAGCCCTACGAGAGGTATTACAACCGATACCCCGAGGGCTGCCAGTAAACACAGATGCTAAACTAGGGTTAAGGCCGGGGGGACCGGCTCACACAACAAGGGAGAAACACATGGACATCACGACAAGCATCATCCTGTTCGAGCAAGGCGAACTCGAAGCAGAAGAAACTCTCGTCCTGTTTCAAGAACTCGTTGACACCGGGCTCGTATGGAAATTGCAAGGCTCCTACGGACGCGCAGCAGCCGCACTCATCGACTCGGGATTGATTACAGCACCGGGAGGTGCGAAGTAGCCCCACTCCCCGGTACAATCGCGGAAGTGAAATACGACGGAGAACTAGAAGACATGACACTAACGCCTCTGGCGCAGTGGGCTCTCGCCGCACGAGAGATGTATGAGGCTCTCAGTTCAGCAGGGTTCACTGAAGAACAAGCGTTAACGATGGTCGCAGACCTCCTGCGTCCACAGGCCGAGTAGGAGAGTCATGGCACCGAAGCCCGACCTCAACGAACTCGGCACAACCGGCCTACGCCGATCCTCCGGGTTTGTGTACGAGGAGTTCCTCACCACCCTTCGAGGCAGACTCGGCTCCCGCACCTACCGGGAGATGGCTGACAATGACCCAGTCATCGGCTCATTCCTGTACGCCATCGAAAAAATCATCACCCGCCTAGAATGGCGAGTCGACCCCTACGTCGAGAAGTCAAGCGTCGAAGAACCTGACCAGAACGATCTTGAAGTTGCTCAGTTCATTGAGGAGTGCATCAACGACATGAGCGACTCGTGGGATTCGACTCTCGCGTCGATCCTGTCGTTCATCACTTTCGGATGGTCATGGCACGAGATCGTGTACAAGACTCGCAACGGTCCTGAGCAGAAAGACCCGAGAAAGCGTTCGAAGTACAACGACGGCAAAGTTGCTTGGCGTAAGTGGCCGATCCGTGCCCAAGAAACGTGGATGCGTTGGGTGTTCGACGACGATGGCGGTATTCAAGCGTACGTGCAGTACGACCCTTCCGGTGGCGGACAGCACGAAATCCCGATCGAGAAGTCGCTTCTGTTCCGCACAACAACACAGAAGAACAACCCTGAAGGCCGTTCGCTTCTGCGTAACGCTTACCGGCCATGGTATTTCAAGCGTCGCATCGAAGAAATCGAAGCAATCGGCATCGAGCGTGACCTTGCTGGTGTGCCTGTCGCACTGGTGCCGCCCGAGTATCTGTCTTCTAACGCAACCGCCGAGCAGTCTGCTGTTCTGTCTGCGGTGAAAGAAATCGTCACGTCGATCAAGCGCAAAGAGAACGAGGGCGTCAATTTCCCCGGGTTCTATGACGATGCCGGACACAAAATGTTCGACCTCACGTTGTTGTCCGCTGGTGGAGCCCGCCAGTTTGATACGGACAAAGTGATTACCCGCTACGACCAGCGCATGGCAATGTCGGTCCTGTCTGACTTTATTCTTCTCGGCCACGATCGTGTCGGTTCGTTCTCGCTCGGTGCAACGAAAATGGATTTGTGGACGATGGCTGTCGACTCGTTGTGTAAGACGATCGCTGACACGATTAACACTCACGCCATTCCGCGCCTGATGCGTTTGAACGGGATGGACACGACCCGCTGTCCATCGATCCAGTATTCAGAGGTCGCGCACGTCGACTTGGGCGAGATCAGCGATTTCGTGTCGAAGATGACTCAGGCCGGAATCCTCGTGCCCGATCCCGGTCTCGAAGACCATATGCGCGATCTTGCCGGTTTGCCGCCCGCAAACCATACTCCGTCGGATGCTGGCGGCTCTGGCCCAATGTCGGAGCAGGATCAGAAGACGCTCATGTCGTTGCCCGATAAGCAGCGTATGCTCGCGCAGCGCACAGGCGTCATCCCTGACAGCCCATTCGCTCCCGGCATGGCTGCACCCTTCCCCAGCAAAGATGGAGCGCCACAGGCCGCTACAGCCCCGGCAAACGGCACTCCAGCCCAGAGTGAACCTGCGCCAGAGGACAACTCGAAGAAGAAGCCCGCAGCGACCGAAGGGCAATAACCCATGGCCCTGATCTTCGGTGGCAAACGCAAGCCCGGAGGCACCGGCCCCACGGTCCCTCTCGACCCGCTGGAGCAGTCTCTGACTGAACGACTCGCGGCGATGATGCGTGCTTCCAAAAAGCAGGTGTCCGAGGCTGACATTGCGCGTGCCATCAACGAACTTGATCCGATGCTCATGGAGCAGACACTCGTCGGAATGACCGTGAGCGTAGTCGGCAATTTCATCGAGGGCCTGTTGCGTGGCCTGTTCTCGTCAAAGGGCGAGAAAGAAGCCATACGCATGATCGGCTCAGGGCAAGGCGGAGCGCCTATCTATGTCGACTCTGGTATTCGCTTACCATCCGGCATCATCCTCCCTGACAGTCTCGCCCCGGCAGAGATGACCGGGTTCACGATGACACCACTTCAACGCATGACTTTGAACTACATTGATCCGAAGGCTGTCGAATATGCACGGACACGTTCAGCGCAACTCGTAACCGACATCGATCATTCGAACCGTATGGCAATGCGTCGATTGATTGGCGAACACATGACTGAAGGCCGTTCGGTTGATGAGTTGGCGCGTTCGATCCGTCAAACAACTGGCCTGCATACTCGGTGGGCTCGCGCTGTTGACAAGTTCGATCAGGACACAGTTCGTTCTCTTGTGAAATCGGGCATGAATCCGCAGGCTGCACGCGATAAGGCCGATGTGTTGACTGGCCGTTACCGTGACAGGTTGATCCGCCGTCGTGCCGAAATGATTGCTCGTACTGAAGTGCAGATGGCGCAGAACATGGCACGTTTGTCGGCGTGGGATGCGTCAGTGAAAACTGGTGTCACTGATCCGGCGTCGATGAAGGTGTGGTCGACTGCACCGTTGTCGTCGCAGCGTGGGCGTCCGTGCGATATTTGTTTGGAGCAGAAAGCGCGTGGGCCGATTCAGTGGAACGCGGCGTTTCCGATGGGTGTGACGATGCCGCCTGCTCATCCGCATTGTCGTTGTACGGCTGTTCTTGTTCCGCCGTCGCGTGGTTTGACTGGTTTGCCGTCGCAGGATATTGGTTCGTATGTTTCGCGGTTGGATCATTTTTATGCTGAGCAGGAGGCGAGTCTGTGAGCGCGGTGTTTGCTTTTGAGCCGGGCTTGAAGCCTGTATTGAAGCACATGAGCCCCGGCGACAAGGGCTACGCCGCCGCACATCCGAATAGCAATGCCAATGGAGCAAGTTCGTCACGCAGATGGAAGCGCGTTCGCGGCGGCCTCGTAAGCGACAACTACTACATCGAATCGGTCACTCGCGGAGGAAATCTTTACGAGCGTCGAACCAAGAGCGATTACGAGCAGGATCATCAAGTTGAGCATCTGTTAGGAAACCCGTGGGGTGAGGATAGTTACGGAAAGTTGATCGAGTCTGGCCCCATCGCTGATCTTCGTCAGTCGGTTGCAAAGTCTGTTGAGCCTGTTCTCAAGCATCCGGGTCATGGCAATCAGAAAGTCCATGGACGCAGGGGATCGGGAGAAACCGACCTACCCGAAGGCTGGAGCGAACGCAACGATACACAAACCCGTGAATGGTTAATCTCTGACGAAGTAAACACTTTCGGTGTATCACAACAAACAGCCGAATCAGGTGTCGACTACACGATGAGTCAACCCAACCGGGTCCGCTTATATGACGGCCCCAATGGAACTGTTGTCGTGATCCGACCAAACAGTAAAGAGCGTCCGATCAATCCTGAAGCACGCGACATTCTGTTGAAGTCAGTTAACACATGCCAAGAAAGCGATCCCGTGCGCGGGCTCGAAATACGAGTGGGTAGAGACGGCTGGTCCCTACATAAAGACAAAGAAATGGAATCGGCAACAGGATTCGTCACTTCCGGTAAACGCACCATTTACTTGAAGCCCGATATCGCGCTTTCACCGCCCGCTGTTTTGAACGCACAATTTGCGCGTGAAGTTAAAGAAAACCATTTCATGCCCGCGTTCAAAGACAACGACGCAGCAACCTACATGGTCACGCATGAATACGGTCACATTCTTGATAAACGAGTGGGCGCACCGGACGCGATTGGTGGTCAACGTGCTGAGGACACTAAGCGTGTAGATAACATGGCTGGACTCAGTGACTATGGAAAAACAAACGGTTACGAGGCTTACGCCGAGTCGTATGCAGAATGGCATTTGAGTGGCGGCAAGACAGAGAACTCTGCGGCACGTTTCTTTGCCGACAAGTATGCGTGGGGCAGTGGCGTAAGCAAAGCCGCACAAGCCGAGTCCGATGATGATGTACTCATCGTTGACACGTTCAACATTGACAAGCCCCCGACAGTAATCATGTCAAAGCGTCCCATGGTCAAGCATGGTGATCCATCGCGTCCCGGCTACGCAGCAATGCACCCGAACAGTCCGATGGCACACATGGGTTCCGAGGGCGCGGCCCGTCCCGATAAACCGTTTGGTGAGTGGGGTGATCGCGCTGCCGAAATTAATTCAATGGCAAACGCTG